ATAGTGATTTGAAATTAATATATCTGCACCTTTTTTATTTGCAGTATTTGCTCTAGAATTAAGTGGTATATCAGTTTTTCCAGTCATATCTGCTGTAAACATTGTATCTATACCACATCTTTTTAGTGCAGCTGATAAGTATTCACTCACACCTCTATTCCATTCATTTTCTTTTATGATCTTTCCTTTTTTTCTGACTAATTCACCATCTATGTATAAATTTTTTGACATTGGTACTGATTGTTTACCTTCTGTATGCATACCATGTCCTGCATCTATAGCTACTAAATATTTTTTGTTCATAATAACACTTCCTTTTCTAAAAATAAAAGGTACTTAAAAAATCGACCTTCTTATCGACCTCCTAAGCACCTTACAGTTATCTTATAAAGTATTTATACCTATTCTTATTCCCCAACTCCTGGAGTAGCATTATTGTTTAATATTCCCATAGCTACTAATATAGGAAGTACTGAATTGACATAATCTTGGAAATTAGCTGGAATAAAAGTTAAATTGAATTGTTGAGCAGTTAAAACTATAAGTGAAACCACTGATACCCAAAAGTATTTATTTTTTATTTGTTCCTTGATATTAAATTTCATCTTATTACCTCCTATTAATTAAATAAATTATTTTGTATTGCATAAAAGAAAAAACTAACCAATGCTGTTATAATTGCATAAGTTAGTTTGTTTAAGTTGCTTGCTAATTTGTCTATAGTATTGCATAGATTTTCTATTTTTACTGCCATTTCAGACTGTGTATTTTCTAGTTTGTCTATTCTTTCAGAATGTCTTTGCAGCCTTTCATCGTGTCTCTTTAGTGTGTCTTTTAACCATTCATCATTCATGCAAAATTCCTTTCTGTAAATAAAAAAGGACTGTACCGCTACAGTCCTTTTTAAAATAGATTTAGTTTTTTTAATTATATAGTTGTTTTTATTTTTTGTATTCTCACATTTTACATCTTTTTCACCCCCTTACAGTTATTATACTATAAGTTGGTTTAAATACCATTTTTTAACTGCTCTATGATCTTACTTACTTGGTAAATTAGTTCATAATATTTTTAAATTACGAATTTATATCATATGATTATTAATCATGTGCATTTTCCACTTATAATCCTTTTCCCAATCACTTCTAGCAACTTCATTCATAGTAACATTACTAAAAATACTATTTGCTACAATAGCCTCGCCTATTTCTTGTCTAGTAAAATGCGTATTTTTATGAATATTATTAAACATCAAAATACTTTCAGTTGTTGTTTTTACACCACAACCATTAAATTCATTATCATGTAATACTTCGTATAATCCCGAAGGCATTATAAATCCGTAATAGTTATCGTCAAAAGTACAGTTACTAACTATACAACAGTTTGCACCTTCTCTACCATCTTCAAAATCTACATGACAACCTAATCCATCTCTCCCATAATTACGTTCAAATTTACAATTTTTAACTAAGAATCTCTGTCCACCACAACAAGCAAATCCACTAGCATAATTATCGTGTATATAACAATTCTCAATATAACAATCAACACTTGTTGGAAGATGTGTTATCATCATTATTCCACCACCTAAATAATTTAATCCACCACTAGGGGGTAGACGTTTTTGATAAAACACAAGTCTACAATGAGTAGCATCTTTAGGGAATTCATATATACCATATAAATATTCATATTTATGACAACCAAGATACTCATATGTATCAGTAGCCTCATCATGTTTATAAAAGAATATATCATAAAATCTAGCTCCCATATAATCATAACCTAAATATCCAGCCCATATACCAACAGAATAACTATTGTCATTAGTATATTTATTTATAACTCGTTTATGTAACTGACAAATATTAGCCTTTTTAATTCTAACCCTATCTGTATAAGTTGTAGTATCATCTTCACCAGTTTCATAATTTATTGCTCCCCATTCAATATGACTTCCCTGTATAATAGGTGACCATGATTGTTGCCCATGAACACTTCCTATATTAAATCCAGTACACCAACCAATGTCACAATTAACTATACCACATCTTTTACAAGTAGCAAAATTCACATAACGTATTTGCCAACCACCATCACTATCATTATATTGTTCGGGGAATAATTGTCTTTCACCTACTATAGTTAAATTTCGTATTTCGGAGTCTTCAAGAACCGTTTGATATTGTCCAATAGAAGATTCTGGGTTATCTTTGGTTGTAAAATTAAACAAATTATATCCACGCGTAACTTTTATTCCATCTTTATAAACTGAATCCAATGATAAATATTCAGAGAATTGCATTTCGATACGAGAATTATTAAAATCATAAACCGTATTACTGTTAGGAATTATACTACTTTCTGCTTGATAACTATTAACACTACCATCTTCATTATATGTAGTACCTAGAGGCATTTTTAATTTAAAAACAGAACCTTTAGGAAAAACAACTTTATCATAACCAGCACTATCCTCTTCTATAATTTGTTTCATTAATCTATAATTACCTTCATAATCAGTAGCACTAAAAGAATAATCAGAAGGATTGATAGTTTTTATATTTGTAAAAATACGTTCTTTTTTAGGTTTTATAGTAAGAGGCATTTGGTAACTATATGTCTTATCATGATTATAAGCAGTTATAGTGCAAGAACCTTCCTTTAACGCCTCTACAAGCCCATATCTAACTCTAGCAACTTCTATATTAGATGATTCATAATAAACAATATTTTCTTCATCAAAACGAGGTGGAAGTGTTGTTCCAATCAATAAATATTCTTGCCCTACAGTTAATTCACTAATAGGATTAGATATAACTACACCTTCTTCTGCTTTGGTAACAGTTAAATCCTTTATATAACTTGGGGCTATAGTTACATTAGTATCAAAATTATAATCATAAGTTTTTCCACCTGCGAGAGGTTTAGAAATAGTTGTAGTAAAAGAAGATTGACCCTCTGCTTTGGCAATTACCTCATTTTTATTTTTTATAAGTTTATCATCCTTTAATGTTATAGATTTAGTACACATCGGTTCTAATGCAGTAGGAAGAACAGTAGCTGTAGATAATATAGTATCGCCAACGTTTACAGTCATGTTGTCTATTGTATTTGTAACCTCACTAGGAACTAAATTTTCCAATATCCCATTTTTAATAGTATTTATATCATCTAAACTAAGTATTCCGTTATATACTTGATATGCAACAAAAGTTGTGTTCGATTCTTTAGATACATTTTTATAAGAACTAATTTTGCTAGTTAAATCGTTATCATAGTTAAACCAACCAGTACTTCCTATGCTTGTATAATTAGTATCATCAATCATATAAGTAATTCCGACAGGTGCATCAGAAGGATTAAACATAAATACATTAAAATGTAAATCGGCACTTGTAGTCTTTTCGTTAAATGAAGTATAAAAATATGAGTCTACAGCTTCATACCCTTTTGTAGAAGGTTTTTTTGTATAACCAAATAAATATGATGAGTTATTCATTTTAATAGAATTAATACCTAACAAATTAAGATAAGAGTTTAACTTCTTATCTACAAAAGGATACCCCATACTAACATAAATAGCAGTTATACCTTTAGAATCATTAAGATATGGTTTTAAACTAGGAACATCAATAGTTACATATTGTAATCCATTAGCTGTAGCTTTACTAACATTATCGTCACCTTCATTGGAAATTGGTGTAACTGCACAGGAAATATTATTAACACTTGATTCCAATGTTGTAGGTACACTATTTAATCCATAAGCGTGTATATCAAGTACTTTATCACTTAAAGTACAATTTGAGGGATGAATGTAATTATCTGTATTAATTATAGTACATTTAGCTGTATAATCAGCAACCCCTTTGCTACTTAATACTAATTCACCACGTCTATTTAAATAATCATTATTTTTTCTTATAGGTGAAATACTAACTTTTTGTGGTACTGAATAATTATCGGGAGTAAAAGTAAGAGTGTTAGGAGATATTGTAATATATTCGGGAGTATTATTTGTTATAGTAATTGTTTGGTTTAAGTTAGGAGCTGTTGCTAAACTAACCTGTAAATCGGGGTCAAGTTTTCCTTTAATTTCATTTATTTTAAAAGTATAGTTAGGAGTTGCCTTTATATTTCCATAAACAGGGTTAGATGGTTCTTCAACACAATTCACAGTTATAATAACATCCCCTGTAACAGAATTTATAGTAATAATGTTACCTTTTAAAACAGTACTGGTTACATCTGTTCCACCCATAGTAATAACGACAGAACCTATAATAAAACCTTTGTTTACCGAAATATTACAAGTATACTTATTTCCATAATCAATAGAAGTATTAGTATTATCTAAAGTGCAGTGAGTTAAATTACTTGTTACGGAATAAGCTAATAAAGTAGCAATATATTCTCCTTTATCGTTTTTAGATAACTTATATTTTTTATTATTTATGGTAACTATAATGTCACTCGCATCAAAAACTGTCTGTATATTTTTTATATTAGTTGCCATAGTTTGGAATGTTGAATCGCTACTTGTTGTAACACCTTTGTCAGTAATAGCTGTAGCGATTAACTGTTTTCCATTACTGACATTTTGAAAAACCTCATTTATTGCACCTTTTAAATCTTTAGCAGTTGTATTTAATTCTGCAGTACCTAAGTCAGCTTTAATGTTATTAATATCAGCTTTTATACTTGTGTCATCATAAGGTTTACCAGTTCCACCTGTAGGTAATATAGTTCCTGTATCTAATTTTGTTCCATCACTTTTTGCTAAATATATTTTATTTCCTTCTACGATTGTTTTTTTCGCCGTACTGTTTAAGTGTATATTAATTTCATTAATTCCACCTATAATACGTTTATCCGTAGTATCTAAAGCATTATAGTTAGTTTCTGAAACACCTTTTTTTATTAAGTTAGATACATCGGTAGCACTCATGTTGTTAGGCAAATCTACAGATGCTATTTGAGTTCCATTATTCAATAATATTAACGTATTACCATTTATTTGCATAGTTACTTTAGATAAATCAGTATCATTATTAACTTTAACACCAGTTCCTATAAGTGTTCCATCTTGTTTTTTAATATATAATAGTCCATCTTTTCCTAGTGCAAGAGATAAGTTCGCAATATCTTTACATTGCGAACTAACATCGCTTATACCTTCTTCCATTCTGTTTAACTCTGCTGTTGTAATTTTTTCTTTTGCTACCCATGTTTTTTTAGCAAAAGTTCCGTCTGCATTTGTAGAAGCTACAGGCTCTGCATAAGTAACAATAGCATAATCCGTTAGAGCCTGGTCTACTTCATTTGTTGTGTTAGTTGCTACCAATTCGGAAATGGGAGTTGTGCATGGTCTTTCTAGTACATGGAATTGTCCTGCTACTTTTGGAATTGTTACTGCTCCGTCAACATCGTCAAATAAGTCGAACACTAAATCAAAATCTCCAACTTCTACTTCTTCATCGATTAGATCTTCTGTTACCTTTAGGTGTATTTTACCATTTTCTACTGGAGCTATAGCATTTGCTACCTCTACTCCATTCGGTTTTATAACTGTTACTGCTGCGTTTATTGCGTTTGTTTTTTCGATTAAATCTGTACTCCCTTTAAAATTAAAAGAAGCATTTTTTATAGCAAAATAATAATGAACATTCTTATTTTCTCTAAATAAATGTATGTCTTTATTTAATTTTGCTGTATTTCCATTTACAGTTATTTCATAATCATACTTAATCAAGTTAACATCCCCTTTCTATTTACTATTTAGCTTATTTTCTAATTCTTCTACTTTTTCCATTGTCTTCTTTAGTGCTCCAATTAGCACATTTACTAACTGAGTTTCCTCTATAGCTAGTGTTGCTTGATTTTTATATGCTTCTTCTGCATTAGTAATTAGTTGCCCGACCTTATTATCTGTTCCATCAGAATTTACAAGCATATCCTGAGCTATAGCTGATAGTCTTTTTTCGCTTTCTCCTATATAATTATAAGTCGCTAATGAGTAATCATTTTTTATAAAATTATATAAATCATCATAATCAATAGAAGAATTTCCATCTAAATAATCTATATTTTCTTTTAATGTTCTATCTGAACTTGTTTTTACCCCATTAGTTGCATATACAACATTCCAAAATCCATTCGTAGAGCCTAATCTTATACCCCCACTCGTGCTTGTAGGATTATAACAAGGCATGAAATAGGTATATTCATTATTTGCATCTCTTGTCAATTTAACCATTCTTGTTGAGTTATCATTTGGTGGCGTATATCCTTGTATCCCAAAATAAAGACTGTTGTTACTTGTAATAAGTCCTGGCGATTGTAAATATTCTGTCGCAGTTACTTTGCCAGGAGTTAATTGAGCATAACTTCCATCATTAGATTCTCCATATACTTGGATTGTTTTAGAACTATAAACACTACCATCTGAATAAATTCTAAATAAATATCCGTCAGTCGCACCTGCTTTAGGTGCAGTGAAAAATCTAGCGCCTTTTATAGTTTTACCTGTTAAATCATCGAAAGTTATATTAGATGCATTTAAACTATTGGTTTTTATATATTCTCCGTTTAAATAAACTTTTCCATTTTGTAAATATATACCTTGTACTTGTCCGTTGTTTGTAAGAGCATTAAATATTGCTTGTTGTGTGTTATCAACTTTATTATCTACAAGATTTGCCATGCCTTCCCAGGAAGTATCTACATAAGGTGTAGTTTCTGTTGTTGTACCATCGCTATAATAGATTATTGATTTAGTCCATATGTAATAACCTCTTTCCCATTCCGGATAACTTGTATACCAAGTTGTTGGTGGGTCTATTTTAGATGTACTTTTGCCATATCTGTTACTTACTCTAGTAATAGACACACCTTGGTCGCCTTTACCACCTGGAGTACCTTGCTCACCTTTTGGTCCTGTTATACAAACTGGTTCTGATTCGCTTGTTGTATTATTAGAATATGTAGTTACTGTTTTTTGCCATATATATTTCCCACTTACCCAAGTAGGTTTTGTTGTGGACCAACTACCTCCTAATAACTGAGTAGGTGAAGTAGAAATATAGTAAGATATAGATACTCTCTTCATTGTAATTCCTGTAACTTCTACTACATGAGAATTTACATAGTCATCTATAGTCTTACCTTCTAAGCTAAAGTCTGTTGCATTAATTGTTACATTCCCATTTGAATCTATATAGAAAGTAGTATTTCCTTTTGAATCTATTACTTTTAAATTTTTAGCATTAATATATTGACCGTTAAAATAAAGTTTTCCATCTTGCATATATAACCCTTGTATTGTTCCATTTTTAGTAAGAGCATTAAATACTGCTTCAGAATCTGAACTGCTTAATTTATCGTCAATATTACTATTTATTTCATCATTTATTAAATTGTTTATATTTCCTCTTTTTGTATAATAATTTTCAAAATAATTTTTCAAAGTATCTTGATGCACATTTGTTGTAATTTCAATGTCGTTTATTTTGCAATCTACAGTTAAGTAATTATATAAAGCATTATATGCAGTTTGAAAATCATTGTAAGCTATATTGTACTTTAAGGCATTTGCTGTGATTTCAGCATATTCTTCTACTATATCATCTAAAATTATTTGTAATTGCCTTTTTTCAGAAGGTATTAATGCACCATCTTCAAGTATTTTATCTATTCTTTCTTTCTGTTCAGTTATATCAGTAGTTACATCGTTAATATAAGAATTAATAGTTTTGCCTTCTAGACTAAATTCTGTTGCTCGAATATTTACATTACCTGCACTATCTATTGAAAAAGTAACGTTTCCGTTTCCATCTGTCACTGTTAATTGTCTTGCATCTATGAAAGTACCTTTAAGTTTCCCAGCATTGATTACATCAGCATTAAGTGATCCAATCAAAGCACTTTCTATCGCAGCTTCTTGAAAATATTCTGCAGCATCACTTATTTTGGTAGTTGTTGCACTAACTTCTTCTGAAAAATCCGTAGCATTTCCATAAGTATTAATCGCTCTTACTCTATAGTACCAAGTCTGTGAGCATTCTACCTCATGGAGAAAAGCACTTCCTTTCCCTTCATAAATCAAGTCAAATGCATTAGGGCTAAATCCTTGTTCTTGACTAGCATAAACTTGATAAGAATAATAAGGCTTATTATCAAAAGTCCAACTAAGAGAAACTGTCTTAAATCCGGCTCTATCTATAGTAACAATTGGTACTGCTGGTAATGTATTAGGATAATCTTTTTTATTTGTTTTATCTACAATGTCTTTTACTTCATCTTTTGTTACTGTGTCAGTATTATTTTTATTTATGATTGAGCCTAGTGTTGTCTTTGGATCACCTAATTCTATAGATATATATTTGTCTGCTAATACGTTATAAGTTGTTTTTATAACTCTAGCTTGGTCTCTTATTCCATATTTGCTGTTAGCTATATATACACTATCATCCATGCCTATATATTCTAGTTCAGCTAATCCATCTTCCTTGTATTCTTCCGTTTGGCTAAGCGGTTGAAATTCTATTTTATAAGTCATTTTAGGAAGGTCGCAGCTATTATCGTTGAAATATTTTTCAGCTAGATTTTTTAATTTTTCTTTTGTTGGAGCTTCATCTTCGTCAAATTTGTCTGAAAAATCCATCCATTGACTTTTTACTATATCACCTTCTACATATCTTGGCGATTTTACTCCTGTTTCATCAATATATAGAGTTTTTTCAACTTCATCTTCTGTATAAGTAGCATAAGGTTTTATAATATTGATTATTTCTGAATAATCTTCTTCTAACGTAAAGCCTGTGATGTTCTTCTTATAAGCTATAAGAGTGTTATCATCCTTACCTCTTCTAGTAAGTACGGATATTGTAAAGTTATCTCTAAGAAGCTTAGGACCATTACCGAATGTATCTATAAGAGAACCTCTTGTCCCAGCTATAGCACTCAAACAATCTGTTTTTCTATCCATGCTGTAGTTACCAAGCATCTCTATATTACTTTCAATAGAAAATCTACTGTCAGCATCAGATTTTTGAAGCATATGTTTACCAGCATTTTCACACTTTATATTTTCTTCAGCTACATCCTCATTTAAAGAGTTTTTAGCTAAATCAAATGAAATATGTTTTGCATATACAGTCACTTGGCCATTTAGAGGTTTTGATATTGTATCTATTCTAAAAAGCTGCCCTTTTAAGTTATCCGATGCATCAGCTTTTATAAGGTTATCTTGTTTTAATGCATAAAAAAAAGAGCCATCAGAAGGATATACGAGTGTCAACTCAAAATCTCCATTAGACTCTTCTTCAACTTGGCAAGATATAGCATCTACCAATAAACCTAATCCATTGCTTTCATACGTTGTAAAACTGTTATCATAAATTCTTGGTATCACTATATCACCGCCATTCTATAATTTATTATTATTTTAGTAAAACTAGCGCCTGTTCCTATAGTCCAAGTTATATTGTTATTACCTTCTTCTAAAACAGGAAAATCACTATACATTTTCTGATTTGCATTTACTATTTTTCCAAGCGAATTAACAGTAGTTGCATTCATTTTTTCACAATCAAGTTGTATATGTCCTTCTAAGGCTTTTAAAACAACTTCTTGATTATTTATATTGATAGTTATGTCTCCTGTTGCATACACATCAATAACAGGCTTGGTTTTATATTCATCATTTTTTATTACAGTATTTTTAGTAGTTATCTCTACTGTTTTATTACTATTAGAGAATCTATAAGGCTTGCATCTGAATTGTGCCTGGAACAATCCAAAGTTTTCAATTGCTTCTTCTATGTCAACATCAGAATTATAAGTCCCTAATAGATAAAAACCCATGTCCTCACTTAATTGTATCTTTCTATTTGCTCCGTTAAGAAGGAATTTCTTTACCCTTCTTGCTAATGCTGGAGTAGTTTCAACTTTGCTATTATTATTTACAAGCACACAACCAAGTGTTAATACAAAATCTTCATATCCATTGTCTATTGTTAGTGCTCCGTCTCTTCCTTCTATTTCAACAAACTCTAATTTTTTAGAAGGCGCAGAAAGGATATTACTTTCATACACCTTTATTCCATAATCTGTACTCGGTTTATCGTCTAAATATAAAACTATCGGGTCTTTATATTCTGTAAATTCCATTTCTACACCTCCTTATACTGTTAATACTTTTTTTCTTTTTAGATAGAATGCTAGGTCATTTGCTAGAGTTTCTATATCTATTTTATCATTTATACAAGGATTATTTATATTTATATTTATAGCATTACTTGTATTATTTTGTGTTGTTTGAGTTACAGCACCAATATTACCAGTTAATCCTTTAGCAGTACCTATTAAATCCATTGTAGTTGCATTGTTATTCATAACACCAACTACACTATTAGCTAGATTTTTAGCTTTTCCAAGCAAACTATTTTCCTCTTGATCTATCCCGACACCAATACCTTCTACTATACCAACACCGATTATATCTCGCATAATTTTACTTGGTGAATTAATCTTAAATCCAGCCTTGAATCCTTTTACTACTCCACTGGCAAAATTAGATATTTGAGTTCTAAGCCAACTTCCAGCTCCAGATATACCTCTCCATATACCTTGTACTATTTGTTTACCTATACTTGCCATTTTGCCAGGGATAGAATTAACTCCGTTTATTATTTTATTTTTAAAATCATTAGCTGCTTTTTGACCTTGCGCTCCAAATTGCGATGCAAAGCTAATTGCTTTTGATATACAGCTAGATAAAAATGACCATACTCGCCCTGGCAATGTTGATAATGCACTTCCTACTTTACTTACAAATTGACTTCCAGCTTGTTGTGCTTTCGCAATCATTTGCGATGCCCATTGAGTTGCTTTGCTGTAAGTATTGCTTAGGAAATTCCATACCTTTCCTGGTAATTGTTGAAACCAATTTATAGTATTACTTATAAATCGACTACCAGTTTCTTGCGCTTTTGATAACATATTACTACCCCATTGAGTTACTCTGCTATATGTATCTGTAAGCCATTTACCTATCTTGGAAGGCAATTGAGAGAACCAGTTTCCTATTGAGTTAATCCACATCGGTATATTTGTAGCAAAATAGTTATATGTATTAATTCCCCAGCTAGTTATGGCTCCTAATACAAACCCTAATGCATAGCCTACTTTTCCTGGTAAGCCACTTAACCACGTACCTATTGATGATATCAAATTGCTAATCCAACTTGATGCGCTACTATATACACTATTTGCCCATTGTGTTATAGAATTCCATAACTCTGTAGCTTTTTCTGTTACTGTTATCTTTATTTGTTCCCATAGTTCTGATATTTTACTTTGAATTTGAGGGACTATTTCCATAGCTTTATCTAATAAAAATTGGCCTAATTTACCTATCTCCTCCGCAATTACTTCTAAGATTCCAATAAATAGCTCTCCAATTGCTGCAACTATCTGTGGTAATGCTTGTATTATTGCCTGTCCTAATGCTATTACAAGTTGGATACCAGCTTCAATTATTAGCGGTAAATTCTCTAATATGCATCTAGCAATTTCAATAACTAATTTTACTGCAGCTTCTAATAATATTGGTAGATTTTCTATCAATGCAACTGCTAAGGTTGTTATAATTTGTGCTGCTGCTTCAATTATTAGCGGTAGATTCTCTAATATGATATTCACTATAGAACTCAGAGTATTTGTTATTATATCAACTATAGCTGGTAGGTTTTGACTTATACCATTTACAAGCGCAGTTATGATGTATACTCCCGCTTCTATTATTTTTGGTAGATTCTCAGCTATAATATTTATTACTGTAGATATAACGTTTACTATAGTTTCGATTAACACTGGTAATGCCTGTGCTATACCTTGCATAATCATTTCAAGTAATTTAAATCCAGCATCTAAAAATAGTGTTACATTGTTACTCCACATTTTTAACCATGCTTGAATTAATTGTCCTGCAGTTTCTATTAATTTTGGAGCTACTTTTAAAACTCCTGCTACTAAGTTTGATATCATTTCGCTTGCTTTTGCCTGTAAAGCTGGTAAACCTTGATTAATTCCTTGTGCAAGGTTACTAGCCATACTTTTACCGTTTTCTAGCCATTGAGGTAGTGATGATTTTACCTTATCTAATCCGCTTTTGAATGTATCCGCGAATTGATCTAAAACTCCTTTTATACCACCTTTTTTATATGCGTTCGGAATAGTTTCTGTAAAATACTTTTCAAGTGTTCCGAATACATCTGCAGCTTTTTCCTTAACCGATTGCCAAGCATTATTTACAGTAGTTCTAAATGTTTCATTAGTCTTATAAAGATGAATAAGTCCAGCGGTTACTGCGGCAATAGGTATGGCAAAAGCAAAAAATGTCGAGGTAGCAGTTCCTATCATTGCCACAACTCCGCCAATCATGGTCCAAGCACCATTGAGGGCAACCAACCAACCACTCCATAATCCTACGCCCATAGAAAGAGGTAATAATAATAATGTCATTGCGGGAGCTAACAATGCAACTACACTAGCTACTTTTGCAATTATTGGATGTGCTTCATTAAATTTTGCAATCCAGTCAGCTATTACTCCAACAACTTTCATCCCTACTTCTAAGACTTGCCCGGCAGTTTCTATTAAAGGCTCGAAAGCTTTTGCTAATTTGTTTTTTGTAGTATCCCATAGTTTTTGTAATCCTTCGTCCGCTTTCATAGCTGCACTAAATAACACTCCATAAGCAGCAATTGCGGCAGCTCCAACAATAGGAATTGCAAGTCCTAAGTTAGCAGTCCCAGTCGTTAAGTTTCTCATTATCAATCCGTATCTTACCATTGAGCCTTGTGCTGCTCTTACTGCAACTTTTTGAGCTGAATATTTTTTTATAACTCCTTCAACTCTACCACCTAATCTTCTATACCCACTTGATAGACGATTTAGCGGTGAAACTCCTAAGTCCATAGCTTCTGATAAAAGCCTAAATTGTCCTGGTGTAGATGGGGGTAATAACATCTCAGGTCTTATTCCATGGTCTTGTAAACCTTGCATACGTTGTGTTAATATTTGAGTTTGGTCTCCCATTAAGCTAGTCATTCTCGCGTTAAGTCTTATACTATTAGCTTGTGTCTGTAGCTGTCTCTCTGTAAGGCCTAATTGTCCTCTCATATAAATCTGTCTAAATGTATTGTCATCTAAACTTAGCGCAAACTCTGTCATTGCATTTCTTGCTTCCATAGCTTCACGTGAATAACTTCCATAGTATCTTCTTGCATTTCTCATTTCACTTCTAAGTCTATACATTTCTTGATAAGCATCTCGTGTCGCCTGTGGTACTTCTCCACCCAACTCATATTCTAATCTTTGCATTTGTCTTTCAAACCTTTGTGCTTCACGAGTTGTTCTACTAAATTCACTTCTTGTTCTAGATGCTGAACTTGTAATATCGTCAAAGGCATTACTTGTACTGCTAGTTACTTGTCTAACACTATCAAAAGCGCTTCTTGCCCTACTAGCTGAATCGCTTGTACTTCGTAATGCATCGCTTACTCCATTTGTAGCTTGTTGTGTATTTCTTAATGTATCACCCATAGAACTAGAACTATTTTCAAACTCTCGTAAACTTTCTCTAGCATCATCTAATGCATTATTCCAGTTTTGTATATCAAGATTTAAATAGCCTGTTGCAGTTCCTAAGTTTGTATCCGGCATTATTTAACCTCCTTTCTTTGTTTTTTCCATGCTTCTGATATAAATGTTTTTTTCTTTCCTGTTTCTTGGTCTATTAGATCTTCACTCCATCGTGGTTTTTTCTTTTCTTCAAGTTGGCATGATATATACATACAAGCTTCATCAAAGCAAAAAGCCACGTACTCATCTTTTATTCTTGCTATTTCACTTGGTAATCTTCTATATTTCTCCGACTGATTGATTATTCTCAATACGTTCTTGCTCTTTACGAAAGCTTTTTAGCCCGTCAATTCCAGCTTGAACATAAGTAAGAATTGTTGTTTTCATTTCTAGTGGTAGCGTTATACCTATTTCTTTTATTTCTTTATAGCTTGGATTTACTAATGTTTCTTCACATAAAAACTCTAATAGCTCTCCTAACTGTTTTAAAGCTGTAACATCTCCTTCTATAGTTGCTTTGTTTACAGTTTCAGTTTTCCCGTTAAATACTTCTGCTGCTTCTTGTAAAAGAGTATTAGGTATTTTACCTTCTGTTATAAAAGCTAGCATATCTGGTCTTTTTAGCTCAGCTATAAGTTCTGTTCCATCTTCAAACTTACCTAAACTTACTATCTGAGTTTGTTTTACTCTTTTTAATTTTTCTAAACTTGTTACTTGTAAATTTTCCATTATCTATTTCCTTTCATAATAAAAACCCCTCTAAAATTATTTAGAGAGGTCTATTTCATCTATAACATTATTTTCTTCTACAATCTTATTTTCTTCTATATCATTTGTTCATTCTGATACTGTATCATTTGGTAAAGCAGTTACTTTTTCTATTGTATAAGGTGCAGTTCCTTTCTCTGGTCTTGATTGAATAGTATATTCATTTGAATAATATTCACCATCTTTAAAACTTAAAGGCACTGATTTTCCTTTACAACTTGGGAATGTCACTTTTGAAAAGTTTCCAGTGTCTCCATCTGTTCCTACTTCTGCAGAATAAACTTCAACATCAAACGATGTTTTTGATGCATTTTGTCCTACTGGTGGCGCTGTATATTTTTTAAAAGTTTTTCCATCTGTATCGTATTCGATAGTACCTCCTTGAATAACTTTAAGAAGCTCAGGACACATTACATTGTCTTTGCAAGTTAAGTCATAACCAAGTACAGTATCTTTAGCTTCTCTATTTGCATATATTTCACCCTTTAGCTTAAGAGTTTGTTCTTCGCCTTCTGAAACCACTTCTTCTGTTGAAATTTCATCAGAAGTTTTGAAACTAAAAATATCAGTTTCAGTTACAACTCTAACCAATGATACATCTGATAGTGGCATTTGATTTATCTTTTTTACTGTAGCTGCCATATTTATCTACCTCCTTCTCTATATACATATCTGAAATACGAAAGTTTTGTATAATATGCTTTCATATCATTATCAATTTCTATTGCATACTTATCATAATTTTTTCTTAGTTTGCCGAATTTTTTTATTGTATTTTCAACTTGTTTTATATAATCCTCAACCTTTGAGTATTCATTAAAAGGATAAAATACCCATAACTCTATGCTTTCTTTTTTTAGATTCTTACTACTTGAAGTATCTTCTGTTCCAGCTTCATAAATCAATACAAATGGGTCTGTGCAAATTTTATCCTGTTGTCCAAGTGAGTACACTTTTAATCCGCCAGTTCTAAGAAATCTATATAAATCCTGAAACATTAACCTCACCTACCTTAGAAGTATACTTAGTCCAGACATAACCTGTGGACCTATTTCATTTATTGTTGGCATTATAATTGGATAAGGTCTTGTACCAGGGTGATTGACTTTTTTAACAGGATGACTAGCTCCTTGCCAATACAACCAAGGATTCCCTGTTATAACATGTGGTGATGTTCCTTTTTCTAGATATATCCCATAATTAACTCCGTGTGATAATGCAATACTTAATACATTCTCGTTTTTCCATTCCCATGATGCATTAAGTCTATTTCTAGCATCATGTGTCCTATCTGTCCAAGGTTTATTTACTCTTGCGTGATTTTGAAGTTTTGTAGCTGAGCTATTAGCATATATTTCAAGCGCTGCTTTTGTTCTATTTCTTTTTTGTTCTAACATATCCATTAACTCGTCAATATTCATGCTAAAATTACTCATCGTAGCTCACCTCTTGTAATCTCATATCCGCATAAATATCCATTTTATTTACATTTCCAATATCTTTAATTTGATATTTATAGCCATTTATATATATATAGTCATCTTTCTGTATAAGCTTCGCAGTCTCATCGTATACAACTAAAAAATATATACTTTTTTCTTTTATTACCTCTGCTTTATTTTGCAATGTTATACTTTGGCCATACTGATTATTTGATTCATGATATAAGCCTTCTATTTCACATACTAATTCAAGTAAGTCTGACTTTTCTCCAAAATCATTTGTGTAAGCTCGCTTAACCACTCCTAAAGAAGGGAGCTTTTTTATTGCTTTTTCAACTTTCGATTTGATTTTTTCTTTATTTATCATAAGATCTTACTTCCATTCGGTCTGTATTTTTTAGCAAGCCTTAACCAGTATTCTTTATTGTTCGGCAAGCTTAATCCCCCTGGTAAGGCAATACTATCATCTTCTGCTTTGGCTAGAAGGCATTCATAAGCAGTTTTATTTATGTCATAGTTATTTTTTTCTGCGTAAAATTGGAGTTGTTCATCGCTAAAAAAGGGAGAATCACTCTCCCTTAAAATTAGCTTTAGCATTTCTAAATCATCCATCTAAATCACGTCCTATTATTTTTTAAATTTAGCAAGTACTATTTTAGCATCGTTAGTTTTAGCTACTCCATAGTATTTAGCAGTTGTTAAATCATGTATTTGTTTTTTAGGGAACCATTCATGATCTAAAGAAGTATCTTTTTTAAGGAAGATTGTTATTGCTGGTAATTCATCTTCTGTATATTCTGTTTCAGGACTGTCTGGCTCCATTTTTAATATTGGATTTAAATAGTATTGGTTAGCTGCTGCCACTGCATTAACTTTATCGCCTACTTTTAAAGTAGAACCATCTAAAGTTTTCTTTTTATATTCTGCTAAGTTACTTGATGATATTTCAACTGTACCACTGTCATTTTTTTCTGCTTGAACTAACATAACTTTTTTAGATTTTTTAACCCAGCAACCAGCTATTTTACCTATAGCTCCGTTCACTGCTACTCCAGCAGTGAATTTATCAGCTGATAAGAAGTTAGAATCTTTTAATAGAGTTGCTTCTTGTTTTGGATGTATAAACATAACCTTTTCTATTCCATCTTCTTCATCTTCGAATTGTGTTACTGCATCAACTATACCACTGTAAGATATTGCAGCTAATGTACCTCCAGCTACTCTATTAGTTCCAGTATAAGCAGCATCTAATACATCATTATCAACTTTTTGTGCTATAGATTTTGCTAATTGAGTTTCAGCTTGTGCTACTGGATTACCTAATCCACTATTAATAGATTCTTGAGTTATAGATACAGCTTTCATAGCTTTTTTTATTGTAAAAGTAGTTGACCCAGCTTTTAATCCTACTGTTCCGACTTCTTCACCTTCAGCTACATCTTCTGCATCTCCTATGTATTCCCAACTTGGTGTTGTTTTTGTATCCCCTGGAACACCTTGTAATGTTGTATCAACTTTTGCATATGGTGTTATTTTACAAAGTGCTTCTACTTTTGCACCTATCATTGGACCCATAACCTCTGGGTTTATAATATCTGCTAATTTTGTTGTTGCCATATATCAATCATCTCCTATTCATTCATTAATCTGTTGAATTCTTCTTTATTGTTGTTGAAAAATTCAACTCTTTTACTGTAAGGCATTTTCATTAAATCTGCCTTTGTTACTTCTCCAGCACCTCCACCAACTCGTGGATGATTACCTGTTCCCCCAGTATTACCTGGAGCTGGATTTGATGTATCAAATAAATATCCATCGCTTTCCTTCAATGCAGTTAATTGTCCTTCTAAGCCTTCTAATTTACCTTCATTAAATTTTATATTGTCTAAATCAAGTAAAGCTTTTAAAGCCTTAGCATTCTTACATTTATTGTCTTTTAATACACTGTCTAATGCATAATTAAAATCCTTTTGTGCTGATTCTTTTTTCAGATTTTCTATTGTAGCTTCATGATCTTGTATTGTTTGTTGCAATGCTTCATTGTCTTTATTATTTTTCTTCAACTCTGTTATAGTTGTATTTGCAGCTTTTATTTGTTCATCTAAATCAGCCTTTTGGCCTTTTAACTTTGTATATCTTTCGTCTGCATTTTCTAAAGATGTAGTATATATTTTTTCTTCTTTCATCTTTGCAGTAATGTTATTTATTTGTTCATCTGTTAAGCTTTGTGCTTTTAATATCTCTTTAAATTCCATATTCCCTCCTATATTTACACTTTTTACAAGTCCGTTTCTTGAATATAGTTTTTAGTTTATTCTTTTACGTCTGTAAACTAAAAAAAGACATAAAAATAAGCCCTTTCGGACTTTTATTGTCTTGTTAATTTAGGGTATATAACTTTAATTGTGGAAAAGAAAAGAGAGTGAATTAAAATTTATCACTCTCTAATACCTCTAGCAGTTGTGGAATATCTACTCCAAAACCTTCTGTTAATTTTGTACTTCCTACGAAATCATTCCAACTAAATGCTGTAGTAAATGTATATATTTTGTTACTTATATTTGCTCTTGTATTGTGTCTAAAACTTCAAATTCTGGTAAATTTAGTATATTCATGTTGTCTATTTTTCCTTTATTTCATTTAATCTTTTGTCGAATTTATTTTTATATTTTTTCTTTAATCTTTTAGTTTTAACGCTTTCATACATATAGGAATAATGATTTAATTCTTTATCTGTAGCTATTTTAAATAACAAATGTATCTCTGGTTGATTAATTATACTCCTGATTTTATTTGCTATTTCTTTAAAAGCATTTTTTGTAAATTCATATATTTCCATCAAATATTCATCGCTTAGAAATTCTAATTTATCCATAGTGTCCCTCCTTAAAATATATTTACCTTATTACACCACATTTAAAGTTATATAGTCCACAGTTAAAGTTGTTTTAAGTAATAAATTTTATATTCACTTGTCAAAGTACGTTTTCTTATTAATCCACAGTTATAGTTTCATACCCTTAATTTATATATTTCAAGATACATAACAAAGAAGCTAATTAGCTTCTTTGTTTTTCTTCTTTAAATTTTATAAATTGTTTTGTATTTGTTTTTTGATTTTTATATCTATTATGAAATTCATTATGACAAGATTGACAAAGTGTAATTCCGTTATTTAAATCAAGTCTTAATTCTTCATTCGTGTCATAACTTTCTAAGTGATGAGCTACCATTCTTCTATTGTTTTCGCCACAAATTTGACATGTATAATTATCTCTTTCTCTTACTTCTTTGCTCCACTTTTTATAACCGAAAATACCTCTTGTTTCTACTCTATGTTCTTCTGTCAATTTTTCTTTATACATACCATTATTTTTACCACTATTAGCTTTTGATATTTTCATTTTATATTCTCGTGTCTGCATTGTCTTTCTTTGCTTTTCTCTAGATTTATCAGAGCAGATACCGTATTTACTTCTTTCTGATAAATCACTTAAATATTTTTCTTTTTCATCCTCGCTTATTGTATTCCACCAATTATTATACGCTTCACTATGACTTCTCGTAGGTATTTCTAATTTTTTAAATATTCTTGATAGATTTCCTTTGTCAAATCCTATTTCTTCACTTATGCATTTAATACTTTTTTTCTCTTTATGATATCTAAGTATTAAAAAATCTCTAAAATCCATATTATAGTTATTTTCTACTTCGATTATTTTTTTAGATTTTTTCATAATAAATATACACCTCCGTTATTTATACTTATATTATAACACAACTTCCAACTAGATGTATTATTTATTATTGAAATTCTAACATTTATTTTTTAACATTCCACATTTCAAACCATTTATCTAATTTAGGATTTGAAGATCCATAAGCCCAATCTTTTAATTCTTTTGCTATATCTTCTAAATTTTCCTCTATGACTGGTAATAAGGTGCATCGTCCTAATGGTCACGGATGGTCGAGTGGAATATCCTCGACCTTAAACCTCTTTCCGTTTCGTTCTTTACATAAATCGCATACAGTATCGTCTGTTCCGCTTAGCCATTCAACTTTTTCTACAAATGGATTATGCTTAGCACTTTGCCTTGTTGCTTCTTGGTATGCATGATTTATATATGTATTTGCTAATCTATATGAATTAAATTCAACCTTGTTTTTGCTTTTAGGATGAATAGTAAACTTTTCGTATTCCTTTAAATAATCTGGATTACAATAAACCTCTAAGTCTTTAGCTATCTCTTTACTACCTTTCCCACTAATAAAACCATCTGTAAGTATATCGTTTATTGTTTTTGCAGTCTTGTTGTGATTGCTCCAAAGTCTGTCAGAAAGTTTTATGTTATCTCCATACATTTTGCCTGTAATAACATTGTCTAAAACTTGCTTATTCACTTTAATAAACATATCTTCAAAGCTACTAGATAGAGGTTTGCATAAATCACTGTAAAACTCTACTTGGCTTTGTGTATAGCCTTCTACGGTGTTTACAATAGCCTTTTCTATATCTTTATTAAGTCTTTTATTAAGCTTCTTATATTCCTTTTCTAGATACTTAGCAGTTTGTCTTAAATAGTCATATGTCATCGTATCTGGATTAACTAGAGCTAATCTTTTAATTAGATTATTTGCTACTCTTTTATATGCTTTTTTTATTTCTCTAGTCATTAATTTTTCTGTTTTGTTCTTTTGTCTGAAAAAATTATTCAACTGGATCACTCATTCCCGATACATAACTTTCTTCTAGCATTTCTCTTTCAAGTGCTATTTGTCTTATTTCAGCATCGGCCACATCATCTGTAACACCTTGCCATTTCTTGATGAATGTTTTTCTAGACATAGCCTGTGCATTCACTTGCTGTAAATCTAATGTCTTTTCTTCGTCCTCATCTTCTTGCAAAGGATAGTTATTTTCTACTGTAACAGTGTAATCAAGCTGCGGTAAATTTTCTATTTGATATACTTCTGTTATTTCAAGTATTGCTCTTATTAGCCATTCTAAAGCAGGTCGCCAAGCCATCATCTTCTCTTCACATCTAGTAATAAGTTGCCAGTATAGCGCCTTCATAGTTTTGCCTGATGTCATCATACCCTTTAGCTCGTCATTTGATAACATTGGTATATTTAGCATCTCATACATATCTGACTTGATACGTTTTAGAGAGTTTTCTATCTTGTCTCCATAACCAAAGTCTGTCGGTATTGTATCTAGTGTAGCTTGTTTCCCTTCTGCTGTAGGGTCTGTTGGTACGTCCCAAAATGCTCCAGGCTTTAGTTTAAATTTTTCAGATGCTTCTGGGTCTATGTCGATACCATAAATAATCCTATCCATACCTTTTCTAAGTGTGTCTACATCTTCTGAAGATAGTCTATTGTATTGAATTTGATTGTCTAGAAGCTCTTTTACATCAGATTCTCCGAACGGGTCTCCACTTAGTCCATCGTTTATTACCACATAACAAGGAATACCGCTTAATTGTAAGTCTACATCTACGTTTATAGGCTCTATTAATATCCCATTACCATTGTAGATGCCTTCGTTAAGAATACATCTACCATCTATCATTTCATACTTTTGCTTCCAAATACGTTGTTTATCTTTTTCAACTTCCTTATTTGTCTGATAGAAGAATATTATCTTTTTAAGTTCGTTAGGATTTTCCTCATCACTTTCATATATAAACTCTAGTGAAGGTAAAAACATTATCCTAATCTCTTTTGTATCTTGGTTAGCATATAATTTAATAGCAGCTCTTTTACCGATAAAGCAATCTCTAGCACCTTTTACAAGTTTTTCTGAGAATAGATTATCTTTTAATATTTTATTTAAATAAAGATTTATTTCTTCAGCTTTATCTTTATCAGCATCTGCATCATTTTTAGGTTGAATGTATAACTCTGGAGTCTTACCGAATAAAAATCTAGATTCTTCTTTTATAAGCTTCTTAATCAGATTTGTTCTTTTTTCTGTCTGTGTATAGTCTTTTCCTTCTGTCTTGTCTATAAAGTTTTCTCGACCTTCGTATATGTCATATAGTCTTAGTATATCGTTCATTTCTTGTAATACTGCCGAGCCATACAATCCAGTAAGTTCAGCAGTAACAAACTCTTGATAACTATTAAGCATCTTGTAACCTCCTTTCTATCTACTGTGATAATGTCTTTTATAATCTGCAACCTCATAGCCATCTAATGCATACCAAATAGCACTCAAAGTATGAGGGTCTATATTAAATTCATCATATATATTCTCACCTTTTTCATTTTGCTTATATGTTAGATCCTTCAATTCTTTTTTTACATTAACACATTTAGTTGAGCAATATATATGCTTAAATCTTTTTACTTTTTTAGTATTTTGAAGCCTAGAGCCTTGATATTTTTTGGCTCCTACCATTTTAAAACCTTCTTGCTGATAAAATCTAATTGTCTTGGGTTCCTATTTCATTCACATAAGGTCGTTAATCTTATGCAGTTCTCTTATGAACTTCTTATGCTCTCACATAAGTCTAGACTATATCTTCAATAAAAAAGACCTCTCGGTCTTAATTATTGCCTGGCTTTTCCACTCACTTGAGTGTACCCTACTTTCTTATTCTATCTATTTAAGATAAAATGATTTCGCTAGTCGTTGAACTTTATTTATTAAGTATAAATTTATCTAATTCTTTACTTAAATAAATCTTAGCTGCTGATTGCCCATTGTAGCATCTTTAGAATTTTTACTCTTTGGTATCTAAAGCTTTAGGGGTTTCCAGCAATTAACCAGGTTAAGTGCCTAACCATTAAGCACTATCTGCTCTTATTAACTCTTTATTTACTCTAAATTCATCTATTTCTTTAGCAGTCTTATCATCTGTCATATGATTTTTATAATATTCCCAGTAAATATACAAATCTTTATTCACATCATCTATAGCAATTCTAACTAATGCATTGTATGAAGTTTCAAATCCAAAGTCCATACCAGCTCTATAAAATCTATAAGGTATAGAACCTACTTTGGCCATAACTAAATCGTGGTCCATCATTTCAAATTGCGGTAATACTTTGGTACCATTTATACCAAATCTACCTTGTCTAGCTACTCTATATAAATCTGGGTCGTATTCTTTCATGTTATCAAGCTCTTTTATATAGTCCTGAGGTAGAAAATAATTGTCATCGCAAATGGAATGATGATAGTATGTATTATTTGTCTTGATAATTCTTTCAATATAAAGTTTTTCATCATCAAGTATTTTCTTATTATTTTCTTCATCAATAAAAAAATGCTTATAAGTCCAGTTAGCCTTTTCTATAGGGTTTTCACTAAGTATAATGTGATTACTGAGTGTAGGATGTCTTAAACGTCCTAAAAGTTCTTTAAAGCCCTCATATTTAACCTCGGAACATTCTTCAACCCATATAATAGATACACCATTGATGGATTTTAATTTAGCCGGTTTATCCATACCTTTAAAAATTATCTTGCTTCCATTAGGATATGTTACTTGCATTGGCGATGTCTTAAATTTAAGCATATCGTATATCCCCATATCTACTGCTACATCTTGTAAAAGTGAAAAGCAGCTATCTCGTATAGTGTCATATACTTCCCTTACAACTAATGCTAATCTCTTTTCTTGTAATAATTTTAGATGCAGCTTTTGGACCACATGATAACTTTTAGAGCTGCCATAACCACCAACAAGAAAATAAAATTTATAATTCCAATCTAAAACAAAATCTTCAAAGTGATCATTGCAAGTTATGTTAATTTCCATTTTTTTCACTTGCCTTATTGATTGTTATTGTTAGGTTTTTATCCTCCGATTCTTTTTCACCTTCATAAAGTGAATATCTTTTACCAAGAAGCTCAGCACATTTATTGGAATCTTTTATGGATATCTTTTTCTTAACTATTTTTGGCTCGCTTATAAAGTCACCTTTATTTACCATAACCACCACTTCTTCTTCTAATTCCTGTCGTATACCTTTTGTTAGGTATTCTAACACTTCTGTTGCATTAGCTATTCTATTTGACTGCATTTGTTGCAATTGTTCATCTATGTATTTTTTTATGTTGGCATTTGTTAGTAATTTACTGCTATTTGTTCTTGCTGTTGCATCTTTCTTACAATTAGGATAAGCTTTTTTATAACTTTCAGTAGCATTAAGTGATTCTATATAATAGTCACAAAATGCTTTCTGTTTTTCAGTTAGTTTCACTTAATACCACTCCTTTCTTATAATTTATTTAATAAATCCCTTAACTGGTTATAATAAGCATTATTTCTTGTTAATCTCATTAAGCTTTCTATTTCCCATATATTCGGTTTATCTGGCAGCCTCTTTCTAATGCATAAATCCACTATACTCTTAGCTTTCTTAAAACTTCTTATATGAGTATGATGTTTTACAAATTCTCCATTAGTGTTATGTATAATAAACCCATCACCAGCTCTATAAATTGAATACTCTTTTCTTTGAAATATTTTTCTACTCATTTAGATCAACTCTTTCTTTGCACAACAAAAGGAGCCCATGAAGGGCTCTTTTTCAAATTGAGTATGAGATTAAAATCTGTTTCTGTTGTTGTATGATAGTAATTACAATTAGCAAGTTGTAGGATTCGAACCTACATCGTTGGGGGCGATTTCCATTACTTGCACGTTGCTGAGGTTTTACCCCCAGCCATTTCCTGTCATAACTAAGCTGTTAATTATATACTTAATACTTAGGGAGGACACAAGTCTGTGCCAAGAAAAAACCAATGTTTTAAAAAAACTGTAGCAATTATACTAGTCAAATAGGTTACCAAGCTATCTGACATTCAATAAGAGTTTGTAAAGAAAACAACCTTTATATTTTCCTATAATACAAATATACTATAGTTTTCTGTCCAAAAAAGGAACTTTTACGGAAATTATGAGGTAACTTTACGGAACTTTTACGGAAATCATATAAGTGATTTTATTTTGTTTATTATATCGTTCCTCATAACTCTACATTTTTTATCACTATATCCTATTTCTTCTCCTACATCTAACCAGCTTGGTGCTTTTTTTCTATTAGAGAAATATCTAAAGCTAACAAGTCTTTTCTCTTCTTCTTTTAGCAGCTCTAGTGCATTTTCTATTTTTCTAATTTGTCTCTCTTTTTTATGTATCTTATTTTCTATTTCTATTATCTGTCTCTCTTTTGCAAGTACTTCATTTTCAACTGTATTGCTTATGTTATTTGTTTGTCCTGTTCTTTCGTCAGCATAGCTAATAGCTTTGCATCCCTTATAATCTATCTCTAAATATTCTAAATCTATTTTTAGACTGTTTAACTCTATTTTCATAGAATTATAATTGTATAACTTACCTTCTGCATCTGAAAATGTTTTATCTTTTTCTATTGTTTTACTAGCCATGCTCCCACACTCCTGTTATAATATTATTAAGGAATTTGTCGGAATGTGAAAGCATTCCTTTTTTTATGTCAATTATTTGTATCTTACATATATAACTTACTCACTATCCATGCACCAATAACCACTATAATTATTGCATCTGCTATTGCTCTATTCATATTCTTCTATCTCCCAATCTTCTGGACTATTATGGTATAACGGACATATATCAAGACTAGGCAGTAATTCCAATACTATGCATTGTCCATCTTCGCATTCATCATATCTACTACATTCTTTTTTTATTGTTAGTAATGCTTTTTTTATTGATTCTTTTCTATCTTCCATTATTCTTCCTCCAATAAGTTTTTATTCTCGTATATATTTCCTATAACTGTACCAAATTCAACTTGGGCATCACATATCAATTCTTCATCTCCATCTGCATAATAATCAAAATAGCAAACAAAGAATGCTCCTCGTTTATATACTATTTTTCCTATATGTTCCCACGTTGAACCTATTTCTCTATCGTCTACTCCTTCTAATCTTATTATATCTCCCTCATATATTTCTTTGCCGTTAGCATCTTTATAACCTGTATATTGTCCAGCACTTTCCTTATAAACAAAATCTCCAATTCCCATATCATCGCTTATCCCATGTTTATTATTATATTTTGATAAGTAACCATATTTCCATTTGTTTTCTTTTATACTATATCCTCTGAATTTAATTTCTCTCATAATCTTCCTCCTATCAAATGAATTGTATTGTTTTGCTTATGATGATCATATATAGTAACATCTTTTCTTTTTATTTCTATAACCATGTTATATGTGTATCTATATTGTATTGAGGATAACTCAAATTTGATTATCTCTAATTTTTTAGCTTCAATTTGTCTTTTCATAAATTCAATATCTATATCTTTTATTTTTACTCCTGGTACATATATTGGTAATATTATTTTTCTATAATTATGATTTTTCATAGCATTAATAATCGGATTTACTACTCTCTCTTTATACATTGTCTTTATAGCTTCTTCTCTATATGTATACTCTTGTATTTCTTCATCTTCATCTAACATAGTCAATATTACATTTCTTACCCTCTCTGGTCTTAAATTGCAGTTCTTGCAATTAAAAACTAATAATGCACTTCCTCTTAAAATTCTTATAAAGTTATCACATCTACAATCACATTCTTTATGCCAGATGCCCTTTTTTATCTTTATTCTTTTATTCATATAGTCCCTCCAATTCCTTTTCAGCTAATTTAATTGCTTCTAATATGCTATATCCCTTTTCCATGTATTTCTTAGCCAGTTCGACTAATTCTTTGTATCTTGCTAATATCAAGCTATCACTCCCTTATAAATCTAATAGTACTTTAAAAATAGCCTCAAATATTGTAGTTGGTATGCTATTTCCAGCTTGTTTATATAATGCTCTTTTGCTATTCACTTTAGCTGCGTTATTATAATCTTCATCAGAATAGCCTTGTAATCTCCAGCACTCTCTATCTGTAAGAAATCTGTACTTATTATTTCCTAGATCAATAACTTGTGCTGGGCATCTATCTTGTCTTTCAGTAATGGTATAGGCAAAATCTTTTATAACAGTTGTTCTTTTTATCGTGCCTGCTTTACCTATACCTCTTAAAATGCTTGGTTGAGTTACTGTATACTCTTCACTAACTTCATCTTCTAAAAAGTCTGATAGTGGTCTTAATTGTTTTCTTTGTAGTTCCATGAAATTAAAATATGTTCCATCTAAACAACTTATAGTAAACACTCTATCTCTATTTTGAGGTAATCCAAAATCCATAGCATTTAATATTTCAAATGAATTTGTATAACCTAGTTTTTGCATTTCTTCCAAATATCGATTAAAGTTTTTTATCATATGCTTTGATAAAACATTTTTTACATTCTCCCAAATAACTACTCTAGGCTTCCATATCCCCATTTGCTTTATTATATTAATCGTTTCCCACATTAAGCTTGATTCTGTTCCACTTCCTTCATCTGCTCCTTGTTGTTTACCTGCAATACTAAAGCTCTGACAAGGTGAACCATGAATCAGTATATCTGGTTTAAGATTCCAGCCTCTTACATCTTGAGTTTTATATTCTAATTCATTTTTGAATATCTCATTATAGCTTCTAACAGCTTTTTCATCTATTTCTATGTAATCTATTGCTTTTACTGGTACTCCTAGATTTCTAAGTGCTACTCTAGGGCTTCCAATTCCTCCGAATAGCTCTAATATCTGTAACATGTTGTCACCTCCTAAAAGAATGTCAGTTTATTATATTTCACTTGAGCTCCAATCATTTTTGCTATTTCTATATTTTTATAACCTTCTGATTTCTTTATAATGATTTTTCTTATGTCATATATTTCGATTTCTATTTTTTTTAGTACTTTTAATAAATGTTCTAAATCAACTTTAGAAGTATAGTCATCTTTTTCATAAATCATAAGGTCTTTAAATGTTAAACCTTCTTCATCTTCAATATAATCATCTATTGAATTTTTGCACGTATATTCTACTTTTCTTTTTAAAGTTTTTTGTTTTGCTACATAGCAATTTATTTCACTTTTTATACAAATATAAGCATATGTACTAAATTTAGCACCTTTACTTGGATTAAATGTATTAATAGCTTTTGCTAATCCAATCATACCTTCTTCTATGTAGTTTTCTCTATCGCTTTCTGTAGTTTTTTCATAAGTAAATTCTTTGTTTATAACTGAATAAACTAATCCTAAATTTTCTTCTGCTAACTTGTTTTTTTCTTCTGTATTCAATTTCTTTATATCCTCCTATATAAAACTTAGTTGTTCATAATCAACTTGTTTTATTTCTTCCTGTTTAAAATTTTCTACTGGATCTAAATATTTTACCTTGCCACATTCATAACTGCATTTGTTATCGCAGTCTTTGCAGCATTGTCGTTTGCATATATTATTTAAATCCAGTTCTATATCACTTTCTATCTGTTCAAATAACATTAATTCTTTTACTGCATCCATTCTTGGGCATCCTAGAGTTGTTAGGTTTTCACATTCAAATTCCATTGTTATATACCTATTTTTTTATTTTCTCTATTCTCTTTTATTCTTTCAAGCTGTCTTTCAAGTTTATCGTCAATATCTTCTATAGCTGCTTCAAATATATCATCATCTAGTTCTGTTAATTGATTAAGCATAATCCAAACATCTGCTACTTCCTCTGCTACATGATATATAAGCCCAAGTACATCAGGATTGTCTCCTCTTTTCCATTTCATAATAGCTTGAATTAATTCAGAACATTCTTCTACTGTTTGGTCTAGTTGTTTTTCTAATCCATAATGATTAGCTATTTCTTTTATGGAACTTTCCTTAAATTCATCTATTTGTATCACTTTTTCACTCTCCTTTATATATTTAAATATCTTTTAATAACTTGTATAGCTTCTTCTGAGCCATTACATCTAACAGCTTTATATCCGTAACTATTTAGTTTTTCTAGCCATTCCTTTTGTTCTTTTGTCATGCTCTTTGTTTTATCTGCTTTTAATTCTATGAATAATCCTGCATATTTTTTATTAGGTACTAATAGTCCTAAATCTGGAAATCCTTTCGCCATACCCATTCTTTTTAATTCTGCTCCGTATCTAGCTGATCTCTTGCTTTCATTTGGGCAATGAAATATCATTTTAAGTTCTGGATATTTGCAAGATTGTAAGTTGCACCACTGGATTATCACCTTTTGTTCTTGTGCTTCTGTTACTCTTTGCTTACTTGTTTTATTTTTATCTGCTCTTTTGATTCCTTCCATTGCCGTGTTATCTGTGTAACCTTCTCCATTTTTATTTAGCTGATATCTCTCCATATTCCCTCCTATTTTGCTGTTCTATATGGCTCTAACATTGTTACTAATTTATGTACTAATATTTCTTTGTCTTTTGTTATTTTCGCCTCACTGTTTATCGCTGGTCCTCTTTTTTCTTCTGCACGATATTCTTCTCTACAAGTATTACTACAAAATCTTTGATTTGCTCTATTACTTGTATATTCTTTTCCACAATACTCGCATATTTTTTTATTAGCATTTTTTATAAAATTTATTTCCCATTCCTTTTTATACGGAACGCTTTGTCTTATAGCTGATGCTACAGCTCCAGCGTATATTTTCTTGCCATATACACCTGTAAGATACTTCGCTACTGCATTTTGGCCTGTAAATTCTAATACTTCTCCAGTTTTTATATTTTTCACTTCGATTATATTTTTTTCCATTACTATTCACCCCTTTTCTTTACTTCTTTTGTTTCTAGTGATTTCAAATAGACTTGCAACTCCTCAGGACTTAGTTTGTATTCTTTTACTTTGCTGCATTTTTTCTCGCTTTCGTAATTGCCCTTTAGGACTATCTCTCCTGGTTGAAAATAGTAAACTCCACCTTGATTATCTCTAGTTTTAACTTGCTTTACATTCAGATTTCTCACTGATGATTTTTCTTTTCTAGTGCATCCACATGATTTTGTGTTTCCAGATTTCAAGTTGTATTCTCTGACGGATACTGTATTTCCGCAGCTACACTTACATATCCATTTTCTTCTACCACTTGATTCTTGATCTAATTCTATTACTGTAAGTTTGCCAAATACTTGTTCAGTTAGGTCTGGAATTTCTCTAACAAGTCCCATTTCTTTTACATATTTTTTTATAGTATTTTTATTTCTATTTAACTCATAAGAGATGTTTAGTATGCTTAATCCTTTATTGTATAATCTCTTTATCTTTCTCTTTTCTATATCTGATAGTCTTTTTGCCATTTGATTATCCCCTTCTGGGGGCTTGTTTAAGCCCCTGTAGTTACTTCATAGTTTTTATATGCCCCAATAAACGTCCTTGAACTTCTGCAATGGTTTTTATTTCCTCATAAGTGCTATTTTTCTTGCATTTTTCTAGTTCTAAAACAATTAGTAATTCTATTTCCTTTGGTGTTTTGCCATAAAATCCTAACTCTTTTATAAGTTTTATGGTTTTTTCGTTGTAATTTTTATACAGTTCCATCTCCGCACCCCCTATTTATTTCCTATAGGATAATACATTAATTCCTTTCCGCAGAACAGATAATATCTAGACCCTTTATCTCCATCTCGATTCTTATCCAAAATGACTTCAACTAATGTATAGCCTTTTTCTTTTTTATCTCTCATGCTTTCGATAAATTCTTCTAGTCTAGTGCCTTCATTAAAACCTGTTCTTTTCCATGCTTGTTCTAATTCCTTCTCTTCTGTAACTTCATGTATGTAAACCACTTGATTGCTATCTTGGTATATTGCCCTTGATTCTCTACAATAAGTTTCTCCATGCGGTCTATAATTTCCAGTACCTTTATCCGCTAACTGTGTTAGTTGTATTACTATCATGTTGAAATCTAATGTTATATTCTTTAATTCCCTCGACAATTCCGCTACCTGTCGTTCTCTAGAGACTTTTGTATCTGTTGGAGTTAATAGTTGTACATAATCTACTATCAGTACGTCTGGCTTATACATTCTTAGTGCCTTTTTAATTTGTGCTATCGTGCTTATACTATCGTCTATTCTCAACTTATCTGTATTCAAACTTTCCATAGTCTCTATTATTTTCTTGGTTTTGCCTGAGGATAACTCTCCACTACGATATTCTTGTCTTGTTATTCCCGCGTAACTTAGTAAAATTCTCTCTGCTACTTGCTCCTTGCTCATTTCTCTACTAACTATTAGGACTTTTTTGCCCTGTTTTAACATATTAATAGCCATTCTTAAGCTCATAGCGCTTTTACCAACTCCACTTTTAGCTCCTATAGTAAGTAATTCTTTTTTAGCTAGGCCACCTTCTGTTAGCTTGTCCACTATTTTTATTCCAGTTAATACACGTTCTATCTTTTCCCCTAACTTGTCAAACATATTTGCTATTATAGAACTCAATGCATTATCTTCATCTACTTCTTTATTTGCCTTTGTGCCAGTTTCAAAAGTGTTAATGCAAGCATTTATATTTCTCCCTGTTTGAATCCCTTCTATAAGGCTTTTAGCAAGTTCTATCGTGTCTCTTTTTTGTTTCATTTCTTTTATTTCACCAATATAAAACTCTATATTACTTGCTGTTGTAGCATATTGGTTCAAATTCGTTATATACATCATTTCAACTGTATTATCTATTTGTTCTATCTTATTTACTAAACTTATTAGATCAATCGGTGATTTTTCTTTATCCAGTAGCTTCATTGCTTTATAAATAACTCTGTTATATTCGAAATAAAAAGTTTCTTCCGATAAATCCTGTATTACTTCAAATAAGTTAGGTTCTAACAATACCATCCCGAGAACTATTCTTTCATATTCTAAATTGTATAAATAATTGTTCATAAATCCTCCTATTCCCCAGGTCCATTTATCAAGTCTAGCAAGTCTAATGATGATTCGATTTTTGTAGTTGGTTTAACTGATTCACTTGGTTGGTAGTTTTCATCTAAATAATCTATATAAGCTCCATTAAAAAATGTGCTTCCATGTTTTATATATTGCTTGTCTGTATTTTCTTTTTCTTTAGCATATCTTTTTACTGCTCTTTCTAATTCTTCTACACTTATCTTTTCTTTTGTAAGTATTCTTTTAATGTACTTATATGCTTTAGCTTTATCTTTCTTATTAGGATATAATTTCCATATATTATCTATAACATCTAAAGAAATAACTGTGTTATGGGTATTTATACTGTTACTATTTATACTGTTACTATTTATACTGTTACTATTAGTGTCCCTGTTTTCGAGGTCTCGAATTTCGGTGTCTCGAGCTTCGGTGTCTCGAATTTGAAGACATCGAAGAATTTCTTGTCTATCTCTTTCATCCATTACGATTTCATATATATTTTTTGATTTTAAATTTCCATTTTGAGTATTGGTCACCTTGATATATCCTGATTCCTTTAGTAGATCTAAATATTTTGTAAATCTGTTTTTGCCTATATTCAGCTCTTTACACATTAAATCCCTACTTGGGTAACAAGTATATTTAGTGCCTGCAAATGCAACTAGATAAGCATATATAGCCTTAGCTTCTATAGGTAATTTCTTATCTCTCATAACTAACTTAGGCAATATCCCATAACCTTCACTTAAAAAGTTATTCTTACAATATCTAATTTCATTTTTACCTTCTTCCATTCTTCTCGCCTCCTTTTATAAAATGTCAAATTTCGTATCTTTATAGTTATATTATACTATTTTTGTCTTACATTGTAAATACTTGTCTTACAAAATAATATAATGATATTGCTTTATCTTACTTAAATATGTTAAAATGTAAATAAAAAATAAAGGCGGTGTGTTATGACAACTAAACAATTTACATTTAGAATGCCAAATGATTTAAGAGAAAAACTAGAGCAAATAGCAATTAAAGAAGATAGGACTTTATCAAATCTAATAATTAAAATTTTAAAAGATTATGTTAAAGTTAGCTCGGAGAAAGGAGAATAAACTCCTTTCTTTTTTATTGCTCCCCAACCTAGCTACATTTCTATTACTTGTTGCCCTTCTATTTGTCCGTTATCTTCTTTTACCTCTTCTATTTCTTCTTCTGTGTACTCTACATCTTGGATTGGTTCATAATCTGTTAGTAGTTGTAATAGCTCGTCCACTTCTTCAAACTTTAAATCTTTTAGGTCATATCCGTTACTGCTGCAGAAATATTCGAGCTTTGATGTATCTTTAGCATCTTCGTGACTATATAATCCTTTTACTTCTGCCATTGCTAATAACTTTCTCTTTTGCTCACTTGTTGCTTTACCTATTACAACTTCTTTAGTAGGTAATTTATCAGGTACACTTTGTATTTCTGCGCTATCATACATACCTTGAAAATCTGTTGGAAATGCCTCTCTTAAGGCTGATACCATAGCACATTTTCTTATCATAACTCCAGGCATTTGTTTCCATGTAGCTTGTCCTTTTGAATATTCTTCAAAAGCTACTGTAGACTTGATAGGCATCTTTCTATCTTTTCTATATACTTCACACCAGCCACCAACTATTATGTCTTTTTTTAGTTTTGCAGTTCCTTCTATTTCTATCATTTCGTTATTTCTTTCTACTAATATTCCTGCTCTCATTCCCTCGAATTGTGGATGTTGGTCTGCTCTTTTAACAAACACATCTTTCCCAACTATTATGTTAGCTGGTTGACTTCCGAATTTAATTATATAAGCATCGTTTTGCAATGGATTTAAATGTCTTGATTTGCATAACTCCAAGAAAAATAAAACTTCTTGATCTGTTACATTCCCATTTCCTCTTACTAAATAATTTCTAACTGTATCAGCATTTAAAACTTGTCCACCTTCTAATGTAAAACTAGCTAATGCTAATGCATTATCATTTGCTTGTGCTGCTTTAGTCATGTTATTCACCTTCCTTATTTTTTAGTTTTTGGTATAGTTAAACTTGTTCCGACTTCTAAGTGGCATCCTTCTACATCTGTACCACCTTTTATAAGTTTTTTAATTGCATTTTTATCAACTTTAACTGTTTCTGTTACAACAGTTTCTTTATATGTATCTGGTACACTTTCTAAATCATCTATAATAAGACTTCCTGGATTGTTTCTTATAGTAAAGTTGCCTAAATCTGTTTCCATCTTTTTAACTCCAAGTGCTTCCATATTGTCTTTTAACATCTTTTTAAGATTTTCAGCTTTGTTTTGTCTTTGTTTTTTTAACTCTTGAAGTCTTTTTATTTCACTGTCTATGCTTTCTATTTGACTATCTATATTTCTAAAAACGTATACAAAACCATTTGATTTATTTTTTATTTCATCAGCTATTATTTTATTAGCTTTTACTAAATTTTCTGCTAAATCTTCTTCTCCATTTTCTAAATAGTCACTTATTAATCTATCTACTTCTATAAAGTTGCTTGTAAGTTCATATAAATTCATTTAAATTTATCCCCTTTCGTGTTATAATTTAAGTATCTTATATTACATATAGTGTTTGATTTATAGCTATCTAGATTTGGTACCTCTAGATAGCTTATTTTGTTATGCGATAAAATCTAGGTATGCATGATCTAAGATGTCGTATAATTTTTCTGATTGTCGTTTATAAGTTTTGTATGCTTGATTGATAATAGCTTCTTTTTCTTCTGTTGGTATGTCAGTTCTTTCTGAGTTGTCTAAGAATATTTTGTAGTATGCTAAGTAGTTTTTCTTGTCTTGAGCTTCAACAAGCTCTTTTACATCTTCATAGATTTGTTTTTTACTCTTCATTTGTTGTTCCCCCTTATCTCCAGTTGCATTTTGAGTTCATTAACTCTATAAGTTGCTTTACAGTCATGTTTGGATATTTACTTGCTAAGTAGTTTAGGACCTCTGGTGTACATTTCATCTAACCACCTCCTTTACACCTTCGATAACTGCATCTAATACTTGATGCATCTTTGAAATTGTGTATTCTGTGTCTCTACTTCCTGTTGATGTGTATAGAAATGTGTCTTTTGTTTTGTATTGGTCTATTCTAAGAGTTAGACTGTAAAATGGTTTGTCTATTCCTTTTAGGTGATGTAATCCTAGAAAAGCACTTATAAAGCCACTGTTTTCGTTGATGTATTCAACTTTATCAAATAGCTTATTTGCTTCTTTTCTGAACTCTTGATTTGTCATTTGTTTTCCCTCCTTTATACGGCTTTCATATTTCTTCTTTTGCATTCCCCTAGTTGATAAAATATTTCTTCATCTTTAAATAACTTATTGCATATGTCGTAAACTCTTTCTAAGTTCTCTCTAGAAGGTGTTAATGGACTTTTTACAGTTATCTTAACCCCTCCATTTTGATATCGTTTTTCTTTCATATTGTTGCACCCCCTAATAAAATATGTTGTCTAAAATTTGTCCTATTCGTGGATGCTTCTCCACCAAGCTCCAAATACGAAACCTAAGCTAAATATGATACTTACTGCTATGTATTTTGCTATCATGGTGCCTCCTATCTGCTATAATCAACTACTGTGTTATTGCCTTGTTTTCTAAGTAGTGCAAACTTGTTTTGTAACACGTGAAACATTTTAATTTCTGCTTGGTATGGAGTTATGATGCTCCATTCTTCTCTAAATCCTCTAGCTCTTAATATGTCACTTACTGCTTCTACTTCTTTTTTTATGAAGTGTTCTGTTCCTGTATATACTGCCATGCTAATTACCTCCTAAAAGTCCTCTTTTGTTGACTTCATTCAATAACTGTTCATCTGTATACTGTGAAAGTATTTGAGTTACCTTTTGATTTTCTTTTTCTTGTCTTTTAAAATATTTTTGTACCTTTTCTTTCATTTTTTTATCAGTTATAAATCTTATATGTTCTACACAATAATTAAGCACTATTGTTACGAGTTCATCAGCATTTATAAATGATGATTCTATGTCAATTTCATCAAAATATCTAAACCCTTCATCAGAATTATCTCCTAAATAAACATTTATCCAAGGGAATCTTTCATCTAGTGTAAATTTAAGGCTACTTCCTATTTCTATCACTCTAATATTTGCAAATTCTATTTTTATATCTCCACAATAAGTAAATTCTAATTTTTTATTATCTTCCATGTTTAAATCCTCCTTAGTTAAAGTCAAAACATTGTTGTTCTTGTTGATTTTCTAAAATTGTTTTATAGCCATTTTTTCTTAAAATGTCATGGATAAACTTTTTACCAGCTTGAGTCCATCTTGTCTGAGGTTTAGCATTCGGTATATCTGGTTGATATGGTCCTGTATATCCCTTACCTTGATACTTAGCATATAAAAGCCATTGACCATTTTGCTTATATTGAACTCCTAACTCATGGAGTAATGCATTCAAACCTTGACCAGCCATTCCAAAATCTTTAGCTATTTGAGTTGGAGTTAATAATGTTTTTTTATCTTCTAAAACTCTTTCTGCATATTCTGCATGTGGTTTTAATTCATTTATTGCATCTGATTGTTTTTCTATTGTGTCTATTAGAGGTTTAGTTATAACTCCCTCATATTGTTTTAAAGCTCCTATTCTCTCCATTTCATCACCATTTAGGATTTGTAACTGCAGCATTTGTTTTTCTGTTAAATTAGATATTTGATTTTTATGCTTTTCTTCAAATTGAATTAAATATTTTCTATAAGCTTTTGATTTTTGCTTTAGTGTTTCATTCGCTCTTGGTGATGCTCCAGCAACTAAACATATTTCTTTTGCAATTTCAAGTTTTAATATATAATCTATTGAAGGTCTTCCACCTGTACTTTCTCGTTTTAAAACGAAAAAGTCTTCATTAGTTGCATCCACTTTCTCTAATTGACTTTTAATCCAATCTGATGTTTGAGTTCTTAAACTAACTCCTAATCCTTTATACAATTCCTCTCCACTTACAACTTTTTCACCTTTGTCTGTTTCATATATAGGAATAAATTCCTCAACATTTTCTACAACTGTTAAATTTTGAACTAAGTTATTCATTTTGTTTATGTAATCCATTTTTAATCTCCTTTCAATCAATATTATTAGTCGATATTTTTATTAGTCGAATTTAATTCGTCTGATTTACTAAAAAAAATATCTTCTATTGTTACTCCAAATATATCGGCTAATTTCTTAGCTTTGTCTAGTGGAGGTTTAGCTATTCCTAATTCATAACAAGAAAATGCTTGTCTTGTTACTCCTATTTTTTCAGCTAAGTCCCTTTGTCTATAATTGCCCTCTGTTCTGTATTCTCTTAGCTTATTCATCAAATCACCTCCAATCGAATTTAATTAGATTTTTTAATTATTAAGCAAATCTTATTGACTTGTTATACTTACATTATAGCAAATTAAATTAGCATGTCAAGTGTTTTGACTAAAATTTTTCGATTTTATTCCAAAAAGGCGAGGAAAATTTGCATAAATAGAGAATATATAAGTATAATTAACTTATAACATATTTATAGATAAAGTGCATTTTAATGGAGGATAGGAAAAACATGTTAGCAAGAAGATTAAGAGAACTGAGAGAGGAAAATAATTATACACAACAAGAAATTGCTAGTAAAATAGGTTTAACAAAAGGAGCATACGGTTGCTACGAAAGAGGCATAAGCGTACCAGATGCCCATACGCTTTTACAATTAGCAGATATATTTGACGTTACCACAGATTATCTGCTAGGGCGTGTAGATAATAAAAAACCGTTAGAAGATATGTCAGGAAAAGAACATGATGCTATTAAATTAGCAGAACAATTAACAGATGAACAACTTGAATTAATAACTAAAATGGCATTTGGACTAATAAAAAAAGACTAGGAAATCCCTAGTCTTTTGTTTTATTTAATTCTTCTTTAGCTAGCTTTATAACTTCATTTAAATGTTTGTGATCTAATTTGTGATTTTTTATTGCATTTATTAATTTTTCTTTCATATTCCAGATTATTCCCCCTTAAATCATAGAACATATGTTCTAATTAATTGTTTACATATATTATATACTATTTTTCAGATATATAGTATATGTAAATTACAAAATATTTTGTATAGTCTTATTATACTATCTAATAAGACCTTTTTGGAATATTTTAGTAAAATTTCCACATATGTAGACGGAAATTTATGCTTACTTCCAATAAGAACTAAATAAATCTGTTATTTTACAATCTAAAGCCTTGGCTATATCTTCTAGCTGGAATATGTTCACCTTCCTTTTTTCGGTTTCATAGTTATTAAGCGCAGCTTTGCTAATATTAGTTTTTCTTGCTAATTTTTCTAATGAATATCTCTTTTTTATTCTTTGTTGGTAAATTAATATCTTCATACTATCATTTTTGTAGCATAATAGCTATTTTATACTAGAAAATAGTGTAAATTAAATTGGTATATGCTACAATTTAAGAAAAAATGAAAACTAAAGAGGGGGATAATTATGGGATTATTTAAATCTAAAAAAGATAAATCTAATGAAAGACAAGTTATAACTTCTAAAAAAGTTTACAATTTAAAATCAAACGGTAAATATGAAATTGTCTTAGAAGGGAAATTTATTTCTATTACTGCTAAAGGAATTATGAATTCGATAAATAAAGGATTTACAGGTACAAAGAAAATCTGTTTAGATAATGTAACAGGAGTACAATATAAAAAACCTGGTTTAACTACTGGATATCTACAAATAATATTAATGGGTAGCCAAGAGGCTAAAGGCGGAGTTTTTAATGCGGTACAAGATGAAAATACTATTTCTTTCGCTAAAAAAGATAATGAACAAATATTAGAAATTAAAGGATATATAGAGAACTATATAGAAAATAAAAATAACTATAGAAGTCAAAATATATCAAGTGATGCAGATGAATTAATGAAATTCAAAAAACTTCTAGATATGGGCGCTATAACTGAAGAAGAATATGAAAATAAAAAAGAACAAATATTAAAATTATAGATAAACATCAGGGCAGTTTTACCAGCTGCTCTTTTTTAAGGAGGAAATAAGATGTATGCAATGTATTTAAGGAAAAGCCGTGCTGATGATAAGGATATTCCATTAGAAAAGGTCCTAAAAAATCATTACAATATGCTAACGGAATTGGCTGACAAGTTAAAAATACAGATAGAAGAAGAAAATGTATTTCGAGAAATAGAGACTGGAGATAGTATTTCTATCCGTCCAAAGATGCAGGACCTACTAGAAAAAGTGTCCGAGGGATTATATGAAGGTGTTTTTTGTACCGAACTATCAAGGCTATGTAGAGGTAGTAAGATAGATCAGGAAATTGTATCTTCTACTTTTACCGCTGCGGAATGTAAAATAATTACACCAAGTAAGACTTATGACCTTGCAAATAATGAGTTCGATGAAGAAATGGTCGACTTCGGACTGTTCATGTCTAGAAGGGAATATAAAACTATCACGAAACGTATGCAACGAGGTCGTGAACAATCTGTAAAACAAGGTAAATACATAGGTTCTATTCTTCCTTATGGCTATAACAAGGAGAAATTAGAGGGAGAAAATGGCTTTAGGTTAGTTATTAATGAAGAAGAAGCACATATAGTCAGATTAATATTTAAGTTGTTTTTAGAAGATAATGCTGGAGCTAGCATAATAGCGAAAAGGCTTAATCAAGGAGGCTATCCTACTAGAAGTGGTCGTGTATGGAGTTACAGCTCAGTAAAAAATATATTAACAAGCAATGTAGTAGCCGGATATCTTAAACATGGGGAAAGAAAATATAAAAAATATATAGATACAAAAGGTAATGTAAAAAAATCTAGACCAGTAAATGCTGCTGTTGAATATTATAAAGGATTGCATGAGGCTATTATACCTTTGCACGAATTTGAAAAGGTACAAGATATATTAAATTCTAGAAAGCAGCATAAGTCTAACTTTGATTTACCACTTAGTAATCCACTTGCTGGACTAATAAAATGTAGTGAATGTAATAGAATTATGATAAAAAGGAGATGCGCTCAAGGTGATTTCTTGTATTGTTCTACTACTGGATGTAAAAATATAGGTTCTTATCTAAATAGAGTTGAAGAACATATTTTACAGGCGTTATCAAATACATTATCTGATTATGAATATTATGTAGATAATTATGAGCAAGAAATGATAAAAGAAAAAAGAAATGTAGACAATGATCTAAAAAGAATTGAAAAAGAAATTGAGAAACTAAATAAGCAATTTGAAAAATGCTGTACATTCTTAGAACAAGATGTATATACTATAGAAATATTCAAGGATAGGACCAGTAAAATAAAAGATAAAATCAAAATACTAGAAGAAAATAAAAAAGTATTAGAAAAAGAATTTGGTAGCGATAAAGTTATAAAAATAAAAAAACTAATACCTGAGCTAGAAAATGTATTAAAAAATTATAATACTCTTAGTATAGAAGGGAAAAACGAATTGCTAAAAAGTATTATAAAAGAGGCTATATATTCTAAAAAGAAAAAGTGTAAAAAAGGCAGCAATGAGGATTACTTTGAGTTAGAAATAACACTAAATATATAATTATTATGTATAGCATCGATGTGCATATGAATTAGCTCATGTTGAAATAATTTCATCTATGATTTATCAATTAACTGATGGAGCTACTCCTGAAGAATTAAAAGCTGCTGGAATGGACACTAACT